TTAATAAAAAATGAAGGTAAAAAAAAGAGACGGTTCCTTAGAGGAAATGAGATATGATAAAATTACAAAAAGAATACAATATTTTTGTGATGATTTAGATAAAGAATATATTGATCCAACATTAATTACTTTAAAAGTAACACAAGGGATATATGATGGTATTACTACAAATGAATTAGATACGTTAGCCGCAGAAACTGCTGCTTCACTTGTGACAACACATCCTGATTACGCAAAATTAGCAGGAAGGTTAGCGGTATCTAATTTACATAAAACAACACCAAAAAAATTCTCACAATCTATTAAAGAATTATATTCGTTTGTTGAATCAAAAACAGGTAAAGAAACATCATTAATTGCAAATGATGTTTATCAATTTGTTATTCAAAATAAAGAAATATTAGACAACGCAATTAAACAAGATAGAGATTTTGATTTTGATTATTTTGGTATTAAAACACTTGAACGTTCATATCTTTTAAAAAACGGTTCAAAAATAGTTGAAAGACCACAATATATGTATATGAGAGTTGCCGTAGGGATATGTAATGGAGATATTGAAATGGCACTTAAAATATATGATGACCTTTCATTACAATACTATACTCACGCAACACCGACATTATTTAACGCGGGAACAGTAAGACCTCAGATGTCTTCTTGTTTTCTAGTTGCAAATAAAGGTGATGATATCGATAATTTATTCGACACAATAAAAGATGTTGCAAAAATATCAAAATGGGCTGGCGGTATTGGATTACATGTTCATGATGTTAGAGGTAAAGGTTCTTACATAAAAGGGACTGGTGGTGAATCTGACGGACTTATTCCGATGATGAAGACATATAATGAAGTTGCTCGTTGGATCAACCAGTGTTTTTCTCCTGAAACATTATTATACACTAGTGAAGGTATAAAAAGAATAGATGAAATTAAAAGTGGTGATTTAGTTTTAACTAAAGAAAGAAAATATTCTGAAGTTGGGGAAGTTTTTTGTTATCAACAAAATGGTGGTATGATTGAAATTGAAACAAAATCATCATTAAAACCATTAATTTTAACTGATGGACATCCACTATTTGGTTTTAAAAATACCTATAATAGGATTTCTAGAGAAAATAGTGATTATCTTAATCAATTAGAAAAGGGAATAGTTGTACCTGATTGGATAGATAGTGGAGAATATAAAGTTGGTGATTTTATTGGTAAACCAATACCAAAAGAAATTATTGATGTTGATGATTTTACAGAAGACGATGCATTTATTTATGGGTTATTATTAGGTGATGGACATATTTCTAAAAATGAAGTGGGGATATCATTCAATAAATTAACAAATGATAAAGAAGTTGATTTTGTTAAAAAATATCTATCTAAAAAAGATATAAATTTTTGGGAATACACTATAAGTGATAAACCATATCTTTCTATTAGATTCTCTTTATCTAAATTATCTTGGTTATCATATGAACAACTTTATGATGATAAGAAGAAAAAAAGAATACATAAAAAATATTCACATTTACCATTAAATAAATCAATAAAAATAATTTTAGGTTTAATTAAATCTGACGGTGGTGTTTATAGAAAAAATGAAATTCATTTTTATAATACTAGTGAATCTTTAATTGAAGATATTTCCTATCAAATACTTAGATTTGGTGTACCAACATATGGTAAATGGAGTAATAGAGAAAATAATAGTGTTTATTTAAAAGAAAATGGTTGTACACAAGAATTTACATTGTCTTGTGATCTAAGAATACCTTCATTTAATGAACTTGCAACTTTATTAAATGTTGAAGAAATAACCAAAAAAAATTGGATAATATGGGATAATATTCTTTACACTAGAATTACAAGTGTAAAAATGTTAGACAATTACGATGGTAAAGTTTATGATTTAAAAATAAAAGAAAATGACGAAGATCCTTCATATACTTTAACGTCTTGTTTAGTTCATAATGGAGGGAAGAGAAAAGGTTCTTTTGCTGTTTATCTTGAACCATGGCATTCAGATATTTTTGAATTCATTGATTTAAGAAAAAATCATGGGAAAGAAGAATTAAGAGCAAGAGATCTATTTTTAGCAATGTGGACTCCTAATTTGTTTATGAAACGTGTAGAAGAAGATGGAGATTGGTCATTATTTTCACCTGACGAAGCACCAGGATTATCTGATGTTTATGATGACCCATATAAGTTTACACAAGAATTTACAGAATTGTATGAGAAGTATGAAAAAGAAGGAAGAGCAAGAAAAGTAGTTAAGGCTAGAAAATTAATGGACGCAATTTTAACTGCACAAATAGAAACCGGTACACCGTACATGTTATATAAAGATGCCGCTAATTATAAATCAAACCAAAAAAATTTAGGTACGATTAAATCTTCTAATCTTTGCAGCGAAATAATAGAATTTAGTTCACCAGAAGAACAGGCCGTTTGTAATTTAGCATCCATAGCTTTACCAAAGTATATTACTGATAATGTTTTTAATCATGAATTATTATATGAATACACATATCAAGTAGTTAAAAATTTAAATAATGTTATTGATTTAAATTTTTACCCCACTGAAGAAACAAAAAGGTCTAATATGAGACATAGACCTATTGGTATTGGTGTACAAGGTTTAGCTGATGTTTTTTGTTTATTATCATTGCCATTTGAAAGTAATGAAGCAGATAAACTACAAATAGAGATTTTTGAAACAATTTATTTTGCCGCATTAACATCTTCAAAAGATTTGGCACAAAAAAATGGTTCATATGAAACATTTAATGGGTCTCCACTATCTGAAGGAATTTTTCAATACCAATTATGGAATAAAAAAGACGAAGATAATAGTGGTAGATGGGATTGGAAATCATTAAGGGAAGAAATTTTAAAACATGGTGTTAGAAATTCACTTTTAGTTGCACCGATGCCGACAGCGAGCACTGCACAAATATTAGGAAACAATGAGGCTTTTGAACCATTCACTACAAATTTATATACGAGGAGAACATTAAGTGGTGAATTTGTAATGATAAATAAACATTTGATAAAGATGTTATTAGAAAAGGATTTATGGTCAGAAGATATAAAAAAGAAATTAATTATTGAAAATGGTTCAGTACAAAATATACCTGAAATTCCAACAGACATAAAAGAAATATTTAAAACTGTTTGGGAAATGTCACAGAAACGAATTCTTATGATGGCATCAAATCGTTCAGTATATATTGACCAATCACAATCGTTAAATTTATTTATTGATAATGTAACAAAACAAAAATTATTAGCAGCACATATCTATGGGTGGAAACTTGGATTAAAAACGGGTATGTATTATTTAAGAACAAGGTCAGCGGTTGACCCATTAAAAGGTTTAGGTATTGACACTTCCAGTGTTAATACATTTGTATTAAAAAATGATACTAATATAATAGAACCCATTAAACCAACTGATTCATTATTTGATTGTGAAGGTTGTAGTTCGTAAATATATGGGAGGCTCCCTCAAAGTAGTCTACTGTCGTTAAGGCGTACCTTAAGCTTCTATGTTTTGAAAATACAGGGGGCGAATATCAAAACACAAATTATCTTAAAACCCAACTTTAAGTTGGGTTTTTTATTTTATAATATTTATAAACAAATAATATAATATTTTATATGGCAAAAACGTATGGTATAGATTTTCCTTTTAATGAAAGTAGAAGAGGTACATTTTTTAATATGACTGAAACGCCTGATAGAGAAATAAGAGCGAATTTGTTACATTTAATATTAACTAGAAGAGGAACAAGGTATTATTTACCTGATTTCGGTACAAGACTCTATGAATATATTTTTGAACCAAACGATTCTGTTACATTTCAAATGATTGAGGATGAAATTAGAACAACAGTTAAAAAATTTATTCCAAATTTAGACATAACAGAAATAAGAATAGTACAAGCTGACCAAGATACAGAGGAACTTTCAAGTGTTAGTGAAGAAAGTGATAGTAGATTATTCAGAGTATCAAGTAATTCTACAAAACCTTATACTGCTAAGGTTAGAATTGATTATGACATTAATAACGAACCATTTAGTTCATCAGATTTTATAATTATCAATATATAATATGGGAAAGAAAATTTCATATGCGACTAGAGATTTCGCTGGGTTAAGACAAGAATTAGTTAATTTAACCAAACAATATTATCCAGATTTAGTTAAAAACACTAATGATGCATCTATTTATTCTGTTTTATTAGATTTAAATGCTGCGGTTGCAGATAATTTACATTTTCATATTGATAGAGTTTGGCAAGAAACTATATTGGATTTTGCTCAACAAAGACAATCATTATTCCATATTGCAAAAACATATGGATTAAAAATCCCTGGAAATAGACCATCGGTGGCATTATGTGATTTTTCAATAAATGTGCCTGCCAAAGGTGATAAAGAAGATGAAAGATATTTGGGAGTAATAAAGTCAGGTGCACAAGTTTCAGGTGGAGGACAATCTTTTGAAACATTAGAAGATATAGACTTTTCAAATCCATTCAATAGTAAAGGAGAACCTAATAGATTAAAGATACCAAATTTTGATGGTAATAATACACTAGTATCTTATACTATAATAAAAAGAGAACCAATCATAAATGGTGTGACAAGAATTTTCAGAAAAGTAATCACTGAAGTTGACCAAAAACCATTTTTAAAAATTTATTTACCTGAACAAAATATTTTAGGTGTTACATCGGTAATTCATAAAGATGGAACATCTTTTGGTGGTAATCCAACAAATTCAGAATTTTTAGATATTACAAATAAATGGTATGAAGTAAAATCTTTAGTACAAGATAAAGTATTCATAACTGACCCAACTAGTGTTTCAGATAGAGATAATTTTAGGGCTGGTAAATATATTAGTGTAACAAATAAATTTATTACAGAATATACACCAGAAAATTATTATTATTTAACTTTTGGTAGTGGTAATGTTGATCCAGTAAGTAACTTAGACGATTATATGACAGGTTCTATGAAAGTTAATTTAAGTACCTATTTAAATAATATGTCATTAGGTATGATACCTAAAGTTGGGACGACTTTATTTATTAAGTATAGAATTGGTGGTGGTGTAGACACTAATCTTGGTGTTAATGTTATTACAAGTATAGATAATGTTGATTTTGTTATTAATGGTCCTAATACATCTACTAATACCCAAGTTTCACAATCATTAATTGTTACAAATATTACACCCGCAGTTGGTGGGGCAGATATCCCAACAATAGAAGAGATTAGAAATATGATTGGTTTCAATTTTTCAGCACAAAATAGAGCGGTAACATTAAACGATTATAAGTCATTAATAGAAACTATGCCTTCAACTTATGGAGCACCGGCAAAAGTTAATGTAATGGAAGAAGATAATAAAATAAAAATTAAATTATTATCATATGATGAAAATGGTAATTTATCTGATGTTGTTTCTAATACATTAAAAGATAACATATTAAATTATTTATCTGAATATCGAATGATAAATGATTTTATTGATATTGAAAGTGGACAAGTTATTGATTTTAAAATTGAAGTTGACTTAGCTATAGATAAAAATAATAGTGCAACAGAAATAATTACAGACACAATACAAGGAATAATTGAATATTTTAATATAGAGAAACGTAAAATGGGAGACCCTTTATTTGTTGGTGATTTAAATAGAACGATAGGGCAAATTAACGGTGTAATTAATGTTGTTAATACAAGAGTATATAATTTAACTGGTGGTGAATATTCAAGTGCTGAAGTTTCACAATCTTATGTTGATAATTCAACAAAAGAAATTAGACAATCTGATATGACAATTTTTATGAAATCTAATCAAATTTATCAAATTAGATTTCCAAATCAAAATATAAGAATTAGAACAAAAGTATTAGGATCTACAACATTTTAATTAAAAATATTTAGTAATATAAAAATTATAGATATATTTTATAAAAATAAATATAAATGCAGAAACACAGAATTTCAACAAGGATCGGATTTGACCAAAAAATTATTGTTGAACTTAAAAACGATTTTGATTTGTTGGAAATTCTTTCACTTAAATTTACACAATCAGATATATACACATCTATGTGCTCCGACTATGGAGTTGTTGTGGGTAGAATTTCAGTTAACAATGGTTTAGGTGTACCTAATGCTAGGGTGTCTATATTTATACCCATTACAGAGGAAGATAAAGAAGACCCCGTTATATCTCAATTATATCCATATACAGACATTTCAGATAAAAACGAAAATGGATATAGGTACAATTTACTACCATTAAGAAAACAACATGGTGGACATTCACCAACAGGGACTTTTCCTGATCAAAAAGATGTTTTAAATAGAGAAGAAATATTAGAAGTTTATGAAAAGTATTATAAATATACCGTAAAAACTAATAACTCTGGTGATTTTATGATTTGGGGGGTCCCTATTGGAACACAAACAATTCATGTTGATACTGACCTTTCTGATGTTGGTTGTTTTTCTTTAAGACCTGATGATTTTATTCGTCAAGGTGTTGGTGTAGATTCTTTTAAAAATGAATATACGTTTAAAGTGTCTGAAGATATTGACTCACTACCACAAATTGTAACATTTGACCAAACAATAGATGTTTATCCATTTTGGGGTAATGAAGAATTATGTGAAATTGGTATAACAAGAACTGATTTTGATTTATCAAATAAGGGAATAAGAATTGAACCAAAGGCATATCTTATTGGAGGTACATTTACAGATACAGGAAAAAATTCAGTTAATAAAAATTGTTCTCCAAGAGGAAAGATGGGGACTAAATGTGATTTAACAACAAAAACAGGTATAGTCGAATCTATTAGATTTACAAACAGGAAAGATAATGAGTATAGACCTATACTTGAAAATTTCGATTTAAACGGGGAAATTGATGAAGATGGTTCATTTATTTTTTCACTTCCGATGAACATGGATTATCTTTATACTAATGAATTTGGTGAACAAGAATATACAAATGATTCAAACAAAGGTATTGCAACATCCGCTTGTTATAGATTTAGATTTACCTTATCAAATGAAGGACTTGAAAGAGTTAGAGGTAATGCTAGTTATTTAGTACCAAACATTAGAGAATATGATGATTTTAAAGATAAGTCATATTCATTTTCAACTAATTATGATGATTATCCACAACACGCAGTTGAAAACTATATTTTAAATAATGATGGTGGTTTTTATTATCCACAAGATTATTTTTTTAGATTAAACTATAATAAAGTTTATACTGTTTCTTCATTCCAAAGTTCATATTTTAAATCATTATCATTTAAAAATAAATTTATTGGTTTAAAAGATTTAGTTCCAACAGAAGAAAATGATTGTTCTAGTAACACATTAACACCACCAGTAAATTTTGGGTTTAAAAATTATTCTTTTCAGCTACTAATTTCTGATGTTTTATTGTTATTTGAACATTTGATAAATTTACTCACATTTTCTTTAACTAATACAGTATCATATATTTTACATGGATTATCAGACGCTGTTGATTTTTTTCCAATACAAAAATTATCAAAACTTATAAGAAAATTTGCGTACCGTTTTCAAAATAGTACACAAAGAAAATTATATTTAATAAATTATCCTGAATGTGAAGAATGTAATGGTGAAAATGAATATGGTACCAGAGAAATAGATGATGATATTAATTATTGTAAAGTTGGAACAATAACAATTAGTGGAACAAGTAATGAAACTAATAGAGTTTTAAATGTAAATAATGACCAATATGATGAAACAATTCAGTATGCTTCACCAATATGTAGTGGTACAACATTAATTACAGGTACTTCTCAGTGTAATAAAGCACAAAATTTTGTTAATAATCAAAATAACTATGTGTTAACGTACACTATGGGTTCTACAATAATAAATGTTGGATTATCTACAGTAAATTCATCTAGTGATACTGGATTTCAAATAACAAAATATTTAGATATTTCAAATAATTGTACTGGATATACTTTAACATTTAATGACCCACAAGGTATATTTAATAATACTATAACATATAATTGTGATATAAGAGATAAAAATAAATTTGAAAGTGAACAAGACACCACAATACAAATAGAAGAAGGTTGTTCTTTATATGATGTACCATATAATGAAAATATTGTTGAAACATATTATGTTGGTGAAGGAAGAACACCATATACTGAAGGAACTTTACCATTAGGCGCGAATATTGTTGCAACAAGATTATCGAACAAAAATGATTACGGATTACCGACATCATATGATGGTGAAACATATTCACCAAATACACCTGCAGATACTAATGGAAAAGCGTATACAGAATTTAGTAATGGTGTTTTTAATTATATACCTGGCACACAAGATTCAATAAGGATTTTTGAAATATTAAAAGAATATAGAAGAAGGAAAAGAGTTGGTCTTTTGTTTTGTGGTGGAATTGTTAATTATGGTTTTATTGATAATTGGTTAAGTGGTTCTTTATATTTTTTCCAATTCAAATCAAAAGTTAGGTGGAAAAACGAATCATCATTAGAATTAAATGTTAATAGAACAAATTATTGTAAAGATTTACTATACTATAAAGTAAGTGAGGCGACAACAGGTGAATCTGTTAAAAGATTTTATTATCGTTCAACTATCACTAATTCATCAGGTACTTTAGTTGGAAATAGTACATTTTCTAATATGAAAAGATTAGGTCATCCAACTACAATGGTTGATTTAGGACCAAGAGATGAATTCATTAAAGAAATTTGTACCGATGAAACCTTAGACCCTAGTTGTTCTGTTGTTAGGTCAATTGGACCAACATCGTTCCAAGATTTTGGTGAACTTCTTGGGTTGGCTATTAATTATAGAATGGATGTTGAAATTAAAGATGGTTTTAGTATAAATGATTTATTTGATAACACTGGTTTTTTATTTTATGGGTTTACTAATCAAGTATTAGATGGGGATATTCTTCAACTCATATCAATTAATAATGAAGTTGGTATTGAACAATTTAACTTACAAAATCAAAAATACTTAGGATATTCTTATCAAAATTTAGACCCTGAAACATATCCAAATGTATTTACTGGCGGTACAAATATTTGGGGACCGTTACCAATTACCATGCAATTTGATGATGATGGGACTAAAGTAAGATATTGTTTAAATGATGTGGGTAGGTTAACAGAATCTTCACAACAGATACCTTTTTATTTATGGGATAAAAAGGGGACAGGGTTTGGTCCATATAATGATGGTACAAAAGATAATCAAGCATGGGATTATAGTAGTATACAAGTCCAACCATTACAAGGAATGACATATGGGTATAATTTAACGGGTGTTACGGATAACCCATCAGATAAATATTTATTACCACCTATCACATATACATTTAGTGGTTTAACAATAACAGGGTCAACAATACCTGCTGATGAAATAGAAAATTTTTTAGAATTTGATGTCATTGAAGATACTTTTACTGATAATCATACATCATATGACACACAATATCCTGGATTCACCTATTTATGGGTAACTGGTGGAACAGAATCAAATCCAACATCAGGTATATTATATACAAGATATGGAAGTGCTGGTACATGGGAAACAACAAATTGGAATAACACAATTTATTTTTTAATAAAAAAGACAGAAAATTATTATAATGGAAATAAACAAATTTTATCAACACCTTTTTTATTTTATTTTGGTTTAAGACCAGGAAATACAGGTGTTGATAAATTTATAAAAAGATTTGGACCTTTAGGTGCATTCCCATCAACTGAATAATGGAAAAGAAACAAATAATATTACCATCTAAAAAATTCTTTGGGTCAACAGAGGAAGATTTAAATTTAAAAATAAGTTTAGATGAAACTAAAAATTTACTTAGAGAAGGTGAAAGAACTACGATTTTAGATACCTCAGTTCTTTTCAATAAAGAACGAAACGAGAGTACATTTTATAAAATTCACGGAAAATTAAAAATGGTTTTTCGTAATTTATATAGTGGGTCTACGGGATATCAACCATTGAAAAAAAATCTTTATTTAATAAATGACGATACAATTAATTTTGAAGGTCATATACCATATAATGAATTTGCGTTTTTAAGAAATGATGTAAAAAGAGAAATAAATAATCCTGTTAATACTTCAGTTCTTTCTGCTTTTACACAAAATATAACAGTATATGGGGGAAATGAACATGTTGAAATAACACAATCAACCGCACCGTATCATAATTGGAATATATGTTTATCATATGTTTACTCTGGTGATACAACACACCCTATGAAATATACTTTAACGGGTAACACCGTTTATAGTTTTACGGCACAAGATGGGATACCATTTAGAGTAACTGAAACAAGGAAAACATATATTTTTACAAGTCCTGTTTATCATGGTATTAATGAAGGTGAATATATTGTGATATCAGGAGGTACTTTAAATAATTCGGTACCGTTATCAGGTAGAACCTTTTCAGTTATTTCAGTTGGTAACGGTTTATTTAATTCTGAAAATTATACTTTAGAAATTAATAAATCTGAAATACCTACTGGTCAAACATTATCTACGGTTATTTTAGGTAAACGATGTATTAATAAAAATAAATTAAATGAAACTATATCAGAATATTATGTACACAAACATAAAGTGTTAACAATGGGTGATGCTTTTATTCTTGATAACATAGGTTTCGAATCTTCTATTTGGGAAGATGAAAAAAAATTGATTTTTAAAAATAGTGCTGGTGAGAATAATAAAGTCGTTTTTAGAAATAGAATGGAATCTTTAATTTATGATTTTAAAACACCTTTTTCATTAACAAATTTAACAAATAATTTAGGTTATTTACCTACTGATGTTTATGTATCTATTATTTTTAAAAATAAAAATGGATATTTTGATTATCCATATAAAGTTGGATATAAATTTAATTTTCATGATACATGGGTAGATAACCATTTTAGTGGTAGTACTTCAATGGAGACAACTGTTCCATACGGAACATTTGTTAAATCTGGAATAACTTTCACTTCTGGTTCAACAATAACAACAGGTACCACATTAATTGGTGCGTTTATTGAATACAACAAATCTGAATTAAAAGAAAGAGTTATTAGTGAAGCGTTTCATAAATTAACATCACCTTTAAATGTTTTTGACCATAATCAAGATGATTCATCAACGTATTCAGGTGTTTCGATTAATAATAAAGTAGGGTTATATTATCAACCACACTATAAAGTTAAACTTAGAGAACTATCACCATACATTGAAACATCAGTAACGAAAGAAATTTTTGGTTTACCACAAAATGCTAAATATTTTGAAAATGAGGGTTTATGGAAATGGAGAGACCTTTATGACCATGGATTTGTTGACCCTGAAGGATATGGTACGAATTATCCATTTATAAATAATATCCATTATGTTAAAAACGATATTAATTTTTATTTAAGGAATGAACAACAATACACAAATAAACAAGATAGTTTAAAGAAAATAATAAGAATTAATTGTTAAAATGAAATTATTAAGAAAAAATAGTGATCAGAATTTAATTTTAAATAGTGAACAAACATTTAAAACTGATTTAGGATGGACAGATAATGCTGAGATAATGGAAAAAGAGATATTATATCAAATTATTAATCCAACTGAAAATTATGAAACTATTAGGTATTCACATAAACCATATATAAATTCTAATAATTTTAGTCAATCAGATATATGGTTTTATTTCTATTTTGGTAAGTATTCTTATCAAACAATAAGTCCTGTTGATTTAGTTATAACTGGTGTTACATACGAACAAGATTATAGATTAATGGATATTTCATTAGAAGAAAACGCATTAATGTTAAAACAATTAAGTGAAAGTTTTTTTAGATTAGAATTTTATAAAACATCTAATGATGAATCACCAAATATTTCTAATAGAAGATTAGTTTTTTCTAAAAATTTATCTGTACCAGTAGGTGAAAAAGTTTTTTATTCAGGAACCACAAATGGTGGGTCAATTCCATTTAATGACTATATATTTTTTCCTGTTTTTTTTGGGTCTAATTATAAAAATAAAGAGAATATGTATTTTTTTGGTTTATGGATGACACAATGTTTGATGAAACTAATTTAACAGGAAACACATTTTATATGACCGCTAAATTTTATAATTCAAAAACAGGAGATATATTTGATTTTACAAATAAAACAAAAACACCTAACGGTGTAATAATTGAAGAAAATGATTTATATTATAAAGTAATTATAGATAGATCAAACTATACCTATGAAATTTTTGAATTCAATGGTTCTTTAGGTAATAGAATAGGACAATCTAATAATCCGATAGTGTTTTATGAAAGATTTTTATAATGGAAAAAAACTCATATAAATTATTAATAAAAAATATACCAAAAATTAAATTACATTCTTTAACAGGACAATATTGGTATGATAATTTTGATAATTTAGTTCCTTGGACTGATTCAATAAATCTTCCACCATCAAATGGGGATTTGGTATATAATATGTCAACTAACCTACCTCAAGGTTATTATGTGTGGTCAGGGTCTACGTGGGTTTCTATTAGTAAATCAACCGCGATGGGAAGTCATGAGATTCCAATATTTTTAGAATCATCAGTTGATGAAATGGGTGTTATGGTTGGATTTGATGGAAATATACATCAAGTTGAACAAGTATGTAATTTTTCGTACACTCAATCAGGTAACACGGTACAAGTATATAACACAGTAGATACAAGTAAAGTATCAGAAATTAATGAGATTAATTTTACAGTTGATTGGGGTGATTCAACAACAAGTACATTTACGGCACATGTTGGAACAACACTAAATTCTGTAACTAAAACATATTCATCTTCAGGTGTTAAAATAGTTACAATATCACTTAACACACCATGGTTAGATTTTAAATTATCTAAAAATATAACAGTACCATCAAATATAACAATTTCAAACCCTTTGGGTACATTTAGTGGTTTCACAATACCATATACAACTATTACTAATCAAACGTTAGATTATATAAATAATTTAGACCATACGAGAAATAATATAACAGGAAATACAACATTTAATTTTGCCTCGATAGGTAGTAGTAGAATTAATGAAAAAAAACTTTATGGTTCAAATACATATTCTGGTGTGATAACAGGTACTGAATCTGGATTAACATATAGTGGTTACACTATAGATGGTCTTTTTTATAAAGATTTTAGTGATGGTATAACAGTAATAACAGGATCAACATCAAGTTATACTAAAGAAGAAGTTATAAATCTTGTATTAACTAGAAATGAACATTTTATTGGTTTTATTGACGAACCAACGATTTTTTCTGACATATTTGTTGAAAGAGGTAAACAAGGTGTTTTAGAAAAAACTTTAAGATTATCTGAAATAGATAACATTGGTGAATTAAATATATATGGTAATGGATATTTTAATATAAAAAAACAATAAGATTTATATTTATTAATAACATATAAAAAAAATAAAAAAATGGCAGTTGGATCATACGGAATAATTAGACCATCAGATGTTTCACCGGAAGATGTTGAAATATATTATCATTATGTTCCCGGAAGAACTAGTGACGTAACCGCAGAATTAAAAAGATTAAATTCATCCGATGTTTTAACACCTGTTTTTCATAACGTGAATACAACAGATGATTCTTCCGCGCCGGATGTTGAAATATTAGGTGGATTATATAATTTAAAATTATCATCAGTAGATTTTTCAGAATTAGGTGTATATACAATACATATTCGACCTAAACAAATAAGAACCACAATAACTGATTGTGGTATTTTGGCGTCTTTACCTTCTGTTAGAGGATTAATTATTGATTTAAGTAATGTTTCAGTAACAGATAGAAATAAATTTACATCACAAGGATTAGTAGGTTATCGAATTGAATATATAAACAGTTCAGATAATAAAAAAATACCTAATTTTTATAGAATAGTTACGTCTTCGTTTTATTGTACTCCTATAGTTTCAAATTTAACTAGTACTAGTGATAAATCTATAAGATACCAATATAGTGAACAAGTCACATCTTTTTTATTTTTAACAGTTACACCATCATCTGCACCTTCGAATAAACCTAATACGGTACCTTTTATTGGATTACCTTCACAAAAAATTATATTAACTAACACTTTTTTAAATCCAACAACAATTGAAGTTGAAATGGTTGAACATGATACCACAACATTAGCACATGCGTTATATGGTAATCAAAGTAAGGCGGTGTCTCAAGGTATCTATACGATTTATGATAACAATAATAACATATATAAACAGTATAATCTTTATGAAGTTAAGGACGAATTAAATGAAACTTTATATGAAATTCGTGAAGAAAGAACTAATATTGATGAAACTTTAAATTTTGATACTATTACTGAATAATGGCGAATAGAAAAGTACCAAATCAAGCGGCCAATGGGTCAGAAACATTTAATGATAATTTAGTTGGAAGACAAATTACAACAGGTAGTCCTTCGCTTGCTAATACTGTATTTGAAATAGATAAAGTCATACCAGAAAAAGATGAAAAATCTTTTAGGTCTGAACCATTTTCAGAATTTATAACTTTAGAGGACATCAATAAAAAAGAAAATATTGATGTAATTGAACCAACAGGACAAAAAAATAAAAAAAATTCAATTCGTTTTAAAACAAATAAAAGAAATGCAGATAAATCTTTATTTGGATCATTAAAAGAAAGATTATTAGTATCGATAACTAAAATTATAAATAAGTTTCCTAGTGGATTTGAAATAAAAGCA